CGACCGTGGCGTCCGGCGCCGGCGGCAGGACGTCGGTACGCAGGGGCTGCGCGTTGACGCCTCCCTCCCCCGCCGGTGCGACGGCCGACTGGTCGCCTTCGCCGGCATTGGCCTGAGCGTTCTGCCGCGCGCGATCGGCACGCGCCTTCGTCAGCTCGTCACGCAGGCGCGACACGTCGTCGCGCGCGCCCAGCGCGTCGATCTGGCGCTGCAGGGTGGCCTTCTCGGTCAGCAGCGCGTTCGCCTCCGCGTCAGGGTGACGCAGCGCCTCGTCGGTGGTCACGCCGTCGAGCGGCTCGACCTTGAACCCCTGCAGCAGGAAGTAGGACAGCGCACCGCGCGCGTTGCCGGGTTCCCAGCTGTCGAGGTCGACCGCCAGCTCGGCCACGCTGTCGCGGAAGTAGAGCTGTCCGGCGCCCTCGCCGGTGAAGCCCGGCCGAGGGGACGTGATCTTGAATCGGACGACTGTCATGGTCACACCGTCACAGACCGGTAGACACCGCACGCCTGAACGCTCTTGAGGACGGGCGCGATCGGCCCGATCTCAAGCTCGCCCAGCTTGACCGCGCCGGGCAGGTCGAACCGCGGCGGCAGGTCCCGCATGAGCGGCACGCCCGCGGCGGACGCCATGTGGAAGGCGTCCATGCCGAAGCAGATGGCGTAGAGCTCGGTCACGTTCGCCGTGGTGGGGATGATGGGGCTGGCGTTGTCGGCGTTGTTGCCGAGGTCGACCAGCGTCCAGCCGTTGTACGACATGACAGGCTGGTCGAAGTTGTCCACGCCGCTCTGCAGCAGCGTCGCCCAACGGAACAGGTTCCGCAGGCGCAGGATGCTGCGCGTGTTGCCGCAAATCGCCCGCACGCCGACCGGCAACCCGTTCGGGTCGCCCGGCGTCATGCCGCCCACGTTCGACGGAATGATGTTGGACAGCCACAGGTCGATCTTGTCGAGCGCTGTGTTGGCCAGCTGCTGCGTGGTGATCGTCGCCGCGCTGATGTCCAGCGTGGTCGACTCGGTCAGCGTTCCGGTGAGCACCTTGCTCAGGCCGTTGAAGGTGGTCGCGTCCACCGACGTGTCGCCGTACAGCGATTCGCGGACGAGCCGGATCCGCGCGGCGATCTGCAGCTCCATCGACTGGAACACGATTTCGTTGGTCGCCGCCGGGCCCAACTGCGCGATCACGCGGTCGAGCTCGTAGCTGCCGCCGAGCGGGATCAAGCTGTTGGCGACCTGCACACGGGTCGCCTTGCTCGGGATGTACTCGCTGTTGATCGCACGCGGGGCCGCGCTCGATCCGGTCAGCTTGCGCACGTAGGAGTAGGTCAGCGACGCTCCGGTGCTGCCCGGGGTAACCGTGTCATCGAAGACCAGGTGATCCCAGAACCAGCTGTTCCGCCGGAAGTTGTCGTACACCGCGTAGTCGATGTCCGACTGCGTGTTGGCCTGCGCCTGCGCCAGGGTGATTGGCATAGGTGCTCATTTCTTGCTCAGTGGTGAGCGACAGCGCGACGCTGCCGCGGTTATTGCGTCTTCGGTGCGTAGTGCTTGGCGTACGCGTTGACCAGGCTCGGGTCGCGCTTGACTGCCGGCGGCTGCGAGCCGGGCACCACGCCGGACGCCGGACCCTGCCCACCGGGCGGGGTGACGGGCGGCGTTACTACCAGCTTCAGCGACGGCTTCTCGGTCAGCGCCGCCTCGATCAGACCCTTGACCTTGTCGCCGAAATCGCCGGCCGTGGGGTCGAGGTCCTTCAGCCTGCCCTTGCTGGCCAGGTAGGCGGCGATCAGATCGTCATCAGCGCCGGCCTTGCCGGCCGCGCGCAGGACGGCATTCTGCACGCGTTCCGCCTTGCGTTCAGCACGCTCGGCGGCCAGCGCCGCCGCGGCGTCTTCGGGCTTGTCGACCGCGAGACCCAGCTCTTCGAGCAGCGCCTTACGGGCGGCGTCCTTCGAGCCGGTACGCGCCTTGGCGCCTTCCTCAGCCGCGATTCTGGCTCGCTCACTGTCGGCCCATGCTTTCGCCGCTGGCGAAGTGGGGTCGAACGCTGGCGCGGCCGGAACGGCTGGGGGTGCTGCTGGTGGTGCAACGGGCGGCGTCGGAACGCCACCGGCGCCCGGGTCGACCGGCGGGTTTGGATCTACTGGTGCGGTCATGTGCCCTCCGAGCCCATGTCGTACTGCTGCTCACCACTGATGAGCGTGATCAGCGTACTACGCTCGCGGCGCCATGAACTGCTGCCATTCACTGAGCGCCTGCTCGGCGGTCGCGCCAGGCGTCTGCTCGAAGCGGATGCCGTGGTCGCCGTGGCGCGCCTGGTGGTGGTCGGCGCCGGTCAGAATGTCGCTCGGGATGCCGGACGGGAACGCGTCACAGCTCGACGTGCCCAGGCGATGGTGGACGCAGGCGCGGCACAGGATGGGGAGGATGGTAGTCATATGCCCTCGACAATTTCTCTGATCTTGTCGCCGATTTCCTTTATGTAGGGCCGGGGCGACGAGCTCGTCGTGTATTCCGCCCACATCTCGGCCATGATCTCGAATCGGCTGTATGCCCCATATCGGCTCACCTTGCTCTCGATATGTGATTTGTACTCTTCCACCCAGTCACGTAGGTCGACCCCCTGTGCGCCCTCCGGCCTGGGCAGCCCGAACCGGTCGGCGATCAACTGCCACAACTCCAAGCGCTTGGCGTACGGCGCGTCCCTCAGTACAGCGTCGACGTGGTGCCCTGTCTCATGGCTGAGTAGGTACTCAGACGCGCGTGCGTCGCTGTGTGCGAACCACCCGTTCCTGTGCAGTTCTTGACAGTTTCGGTCGTAATCGACCGAGAAGGATTCATCGACTACATGCACTTTGTTTTCGCCGGCCCGGTAGAAACCGGCCATGCCGGAAGGCGCCTCAGGACCGTAGTCGTCCATCAGTTCACGGTTGCTCTGTATGACGACGCCCGCCAGCTTCTCGATCGTCTTCGGAACGATCTTGGCCTGCTCGTCGAGCGTGTTGGCCGCTCTCTCGCGGCGCGCCTGGTCGCCGCCGGTCACCCTGCCGAGCATGGGGCTTACCTTCGGCACGGGCGCAGGCGCAGGTTTGGGCTTCACCTGAACCTCAGGCTTGGGTTCAGGTTTAGGCGCCGGCCTGGGTGGCGGCGTTGGCTCCGGTTTGGGCTTGGGCGGCGCAGGCTGTTTGGGCACCGGTGTCGGCGCCGGCGGCCGGGGCGCACTGGGAGTGTGGCCCAGGTCGATTCGCTCACGTTCGGTCTTGCGGCGCAGCCTCGGGTTGTCCTTCACGTGCTGGGCGATCTCGGCGCGCTTGGCTCGGTACTGCGCGGCCAGCTCGCGCTGCCGCGCCGGATCCACGGCGCCGGCCTGCGCGACAGCGATGCGACGCGCTTCCCTTTCCATCCTGCGTTGCTGCTGCTCGGCGCGGTAGACGTCAGCCCCCTCACCAGCGGTCGACGCGGGCGTGGTCAGCCCCGGCAGGAAGGCGACCAGCGTGTGCCGGCACGACGGGTGGAAGAGTCCGGCACCGGTCGCCTCACTGACGCTGCCGGCCACGTGCACAGCGGTGTCCGTGCCATCGAGCTCGCTCGGCCTGCTGATGTGCTGGGCGCCCGCCGACGAGCCGGTCGTCAGCACCTTGCCCTCCCACGGCCGGCATACCGGGCAGGGCGCGCCGTCAGCGCTGACCATCACCAGGTTGATGTCGCTCTGCGCCAGCTCGTCGAGGTGCGCCTGCACAGATGCCTGCGCGGTCGCCGTCCTGGTGGCCATCTCGACGTAGCTCGCCAGGTTCCAGTTGCGGCCGGCCTTGTCCACGAAGCCCGTGATGCCCTTTTGCCACAGGTGGTCGAGCGCGACCTGTGACGCCTCACGTCGGGTCGTCACTCCGGCGAGCACGCCCGGCGCGGCCATGGCCGCTACCGCGTGCTGGTAGATGTCGCCGACCGATCGCACGACCTGCAGATGGGTGGCACGCAGGCGCGATTCGAGCGCCGGTGACAGGGCGGCGGCCAGGCGCAACAGCGAAGGGTTGTTGACCAGGTTCCGGTCGAGCTGCGTGACGCGCCGGCCCACGGCGCGCTTGTCCCTGATCTTCAGCATGTCGACCTGGGCCGCGCGGCCACCGGCCACCGCGGCGTCGTGCAGCGCAGCCCGTACGGCCGGCGCCAGCTTGCCGTCGATCTTGCGCAGGGCAGCCTCAGCCGAGCGTCGCACCTCGCTGAGCGCCAGCAACTTCTGTGACAGGTCGTCGCGTGCGACGTTGCTCTTCACGCCCCTGGCGATGATCTCGGCCAACTGCATTTCAAGCTGCACATACATGGTGATGATCCGGTCGGCGTACTGCGCACCGACCGTCCGGTCAACCGCCATCGGTCAGCGTGCCCGGTCCCTTCGGTTCGCCGCCTTCCTCCCCGCCCTGGCCGGGCTCGGCGGTCGGCTCGACGCCCGTGAAGGTGCCAGGCTGCTCGACCGGCGCCGGCGGCGCGTTTTCGTCCTTGATCAGGGCGACTTCCTCGTCGATGTCCTCCGCTGCCCAGTCGGGGTGCAGCATCGACACCTTCTCCCGAGTGCTGATCGCCTTCGCGGCCTCGAGGAACTGCAGCGTCTGGGCGACCTTCATCGGGTCCGGCGCGGCGGCGTCCGGCCACTCCAGTTGCACCGGCGAGGGGTCCACGCCGCTGCGGTAGTAGAGCTGGGCCAGCTGCAGCAGCACCATGCACAGGCGGCGCAGCGGCGGCGTGGCGTAGCTGATCTTGTCGCCCCGCGTAGCCGCCGTCCGCGAGCTCTTGGCGTTGACCTGTGTGGCGGTCATCGCCGGCCCGTCGCTTTCCTGCTCGCCGAACGCGTCGGCGCTCAGGCCGGCGCCGCGGGTGATCGTGCGCCACAGGCCCTCAGCCGTTTTGATGTGATCGTCGACCCTGATGGCGAATTGGGCGATTTGAATCTGCAGCGGCTGGTCTGGCCCTTCGGTGTTGACGCCGGTAAAGATTTCCTGCTCAGGGTCAAAGGTCGCGCCCTTGCCAGGACCAAGCGAGCGCAGGTAGCCGTTGGGGACCACGAGGCGCCCCTTGCCGTTGCGCACGTCACGCATGAGCGACGACCACACCTCGTCGAGCTCGTCGAACTTTCCGGTCAGCCCCTGGTAGTCCGACCTGCCCAGCGGCGTGCCTTTGATGATCCGGTGTGGGCGCAGGTTGGGGAGGTACTGCACGTCGAGCAGAGTGGTGCCGATGACGATAGATCCGTCAGGACCGACCAGCGCCGCCAGGCGCTGGCACTCGGCGTCGCCGTCGGCGAGCGTGGTCAGCCTGCCCAGCTTGTCGGCGCTACCCAGGAAGAGCGCGTGTGTCACGACGCAGACGCCGCCGATCATCTCGTGACGCTCAAGGTGACGCATCACCGGACCGCTGCTCGACGAGTCGGCACCGGTGTGCACCGGCCGCCAGAACGTGACGGCGACGAGCATGCCGCCGGGCCCCCACTGGGGAACGGCGTAGTCCGGCGTTATGACATCGCCGGTCGGCACCTCGGTCCAGTCGACGTTGGCCTGCGCGCGGATGTACGCGCCGCCGTAGGCGCTACTGATCTCGGCGGCCTCGCTGAACGTCGCGTACCAACCGCCCTTGTCCAGGACGTCTTCGAGCAGCTCCTGAGCTGGATTGTTGTTGGACACCACGCCGTCGGCCGCCACGATGCGGTGGTCCTGGTCGGGCACGGTAAAGGCGGGAGGCTCAGCCCAGAGTAGCGAGCGCGACAGCGCGCTCACGTCAGCCGCGGCCGGCACGTGGCTGTGCGTGGTGCTCTGCCCGGGCGTCAGCGGGCGGCCCCAGAAAAACCTAGCCAGGAAGCCGATCAGGCCGGGCTGAAACTGGCTGGGGCGGTAGACCGGATACGGCACGGCGCTGGCCGGTTGGTTCGAGTAGTACGACCACAGTTTCTCAGGGTCGCTGGAGTACCACGCCTCGTATTCGTGGTACAGCCGCAGCGAGCGACTGTTCTCCCAGTCGGTCGGTGGCCACGCGGTGCCTGGTGGGTAGCTGATCGGCACCTGTGCGCCTCCTTCGTCCTGCTCGGCTCATCTCGCGTCAGCGTAGATCAGATCATGCCAGTAGCTGCGCACCGTGCGGACGCCGTAGCGCAGACTGTCGCACCCGTCGTCCCCGGCCTTGATCGGCTGCGTGTTGCCCCTCAGTGCCGCCTTAGGGTCCCATGCGTAGCCAGGAATCTCCGTGATCAACCCTTGACAGCGGTCGGACACGTAGATCTTACGGTTGGCGATCAGCGAGGCTAAGTCGCTGATGCCGGCGGCGACGTCGTTGTCGGCCCCGCGCGACTCGACGCCGCGGTTGAACAGCTCAGTGCGGAAGTAGGCGGCCGAGGGGTCGACGCAGTGCAGCATGGGCGCCGCGCCCACCAGCGCGCCGGCGCCCGGGATGGGCGTGCTGTTCAGCCAGGTGAGGTAGGCGTCGGCGTACTGCGTGGTGGACAGCTGGCGTCCGTCTTTCAGCGCCGGGTCGTAGCGGTACTCGTCGGTAACATACAGGGCCAGCCCGTCGTCCCGGATGTCCGGACCGATGCCGAGCAGGTGAGCGCTGAACGGGTGGATCGTGCCGTAGTCGACGCCGGTCGAGAGAAACTGCTCGACCGGGGGGACCTTCGCGAAAGGGATGA